ACCCTGAGCACCAGTAGCTCCCGTAGCACCTGTTGCACCAGTGTTTCCAGTAAGGCCACCAGTACCTCTTATTCCCTGCTCACCCTGAGGTCCAGTTGCACCAGCAGGTCCGGTCGCACCTGTTGGTCCAGCCACTGTACTCGCTGCCCCCGTAGGTCCAGTCGCGCCAGTAGGTCCGGTCGCACCTGTTGCTCCTGCTGAACCAGTTGCACCAGTCGGCCCAGTTGGACCGCCAGAGGGACCTGTTGCTCCAGTGGCACCCTGAGGCCCCTGAGCACCAACGGCCTTTATCTCTACATACGCGAAATCATCTGAAAGCATTATTTTGTTACCTCAGCTCGAACCGTTAGGTTGCCTTGAATTATTTTGGTGACTATGCCAGTAGAAGTCTCGGTGAGCTCTAAATCATAGACATAATTTCCAGAAGTCAGTGCCGCCGTCTGAGCTGGGCTGGCAATAACAAGGACTGTCCCGGCGGTAGCATTTATTTCTAGACCACCGTTTAAAGTTGTTAGAGTTAGGACAATTGTGCTTGAGCTCACTTTTTCACGTATGTGCATTACGCCCGTATAGCCAGTAAGGGTTACCGGTGCCTTAGCAGAGCTTTTTAGCCCGATTGAGCGCAAAAGAGTGGCACCCTGATCGACAATAATGTCATAAACGTTTGTGGTTGCGCAATACACGGAAGTCCCTAAATTATAGGCGGTCCCTTATATTTTACCCGATATGGCTAATAATGATTACTATCAGTATCTAGGTTGCTCATTTTTGGGGACATACCCTTCGCGTTCGCCAACGCCGTAGTTTGGCCCGAGTGCGTCTATTTCTTCGATGGTTCGGTGCCGTTTCCATCCAGTACCAATATGCCATTTTTCGCCTTCTACAATTTTAGTTGAGGCGTGGTAGAAAGGTTTTACGCAAGGAAAAATTACTAGTGTTCCTGGTTTTACTTGAAGTAATACGTCTTGCTCTGGGAACCAAAGATCTCCACCGACTCTATCGTTATTTAGATAGATGATTCCAGTACAAATAGGATCAACTTGCGGCTGATAATCATCGTCTACGTGAGGGCCCATTTCTTGCCCCGTGTAGTAGTGAAATATAGCATAATCAGTCATTAGTTTGCCATCTTGATAGTCCATACCAAGCTGCTCAAAGTAGTACCTACCTGCTTCATCGAAGAGCGCATCAACTTTACTAAAAAATGCTTTTACTTCTTCATTTTTCGTATTCTCTAGGTGTTCTCTTGAAGATATTCTTTTTGTTCCGTAAACGTGCGGCGTACCATCCGAGGTTTGCCAAGGTACTAATTTATGGAAGGCCTCCCCCTGACTATCCATCAACATATCATCCATAGTTTTATGCATGTGGATGGCATAGTCTGGATTATCTAGTGCCTCTTCGAATACAAAAATACGATCAGCATAAATAGTTAATTTACTAAGATCAAGCATAATAATCCTCTATACCCTTAAGCGTCTTTATTTCCGGCAGCCCACTGTTTTTTCTGCTCGTCTTGGCGAGTACGCTCGTATGCAATTTCAGCTTCCATTTGAGCAAGCTCTTCTTCAGTGTAGACAGAATCAATGTAGTCCCAGAAACCTACCACTGTAAATCGAGTTCCAGAAACGATTTCATTAATGCGGTGAATATTCTGTACGCCACCAGGGAATGCAATCAAGCTACCCTGAGGAAGCTTCACGGTTAAATCGTGGTCGCGAAATTCTAGCTCCCCGCCCTCGTAGTCATCGTTTAGATACAAAACGCTGGCGAATTTGTTGTTACGCCAAGCGGTCGGGTTGCCATCAATATCGGAACTATCTGAGTGCCAGCGAGCAAACGCCCCTACTGGCCACTTCTGAGCATGGGCGCTGTTAAGTTTTACGCCACGATCGTAGGCAGCTTCAATTGCAGAGCGAATGTGCTCTGGCAGCCAACGGAAGTAATCTTTATGGATATCCTCTAAGCCTGAACGCTGTAGAGCATCTTCTTCGATCATTAATGCCATACCAAGTGAATCATAGAAGCAGGTCTGCATCCAGTGTCCAGAGTTAGTCCCCTGGTCTTCAAAGAAATCAATAATCTTTTGACACTCTTCAGGGCTCAAAAAACCCGGGTATGTTACAACATCATCTTTAATCCATACTGGTTCTGGTAGCATTTCTATCCTATTTTTATGCGTTATCTTATAATTATACTGTGTTTAGTAGTCATAGATATCTGTTGATTGGCTCTTTCTGAATGCGCTTTCTCGAGCTTTTTCCATTTCAGCCCATTTTTCGGCACCGTGTTCTGCAAGTCCAGCTAGCCATTCAGGGGTGCCCTCGAACTCGTGCACCCAAAAAGTTCTAATAAAATACCGATTTCCCGAGTGGATTTGCTTCACTCCGTGATAATACGGCTCTGTGGATGGGAATACTATTACATCTCCCGCGGCAGGTTTGTAGTCAATTGTGTCGTATCCACCGTTTTTGTTGGCAACCCTAAAAGTAAGTTCGCCGCCCTCGTAATCATCGTTCAAGTACATCGTGCAGGTCAGGGCGTACTTTAGTCCGGGGGCGTCTGCTTTTTCACGCTGGAAGTCAGTGTGGTAGTGCATAGAGTAGCGATCATCATCTACTCCGCCTAGTGCTACGTATTTAGCAATAGATGGTTTTTGGTGAGACCAATTAGGCAACTCCAGTGGGTATGTCTTCATATAGTCTTCAGTTACCTTATAGAAAAGCTCATCTACATACACTGACAACTCCATGCCCGGTTTTCCAGCTTGTTCTACTTTATAATTTTCTAAGAAAGCTTTCCATTCTTCAGGAGTTGGCTTAGTTTCAAAACGCACGTAATCAAGCCCTGGAACGCTTACCATATCGCCAAATGTCCACCAAGCCTGCCAGCTTGGTAGCTCTTTTACATTTTCAATAAAACCATACGGGTCATTAAATATACCCCTATATACAAAAATTCTAGGGTATATTTCTTCATGAAGTAAGTCACTCATTTATCCTCCATGGTTGGAGTCTACTACAATTTTAAGCATACTTATTTCCGCGCTCCCACTCGGCCCGCTGCTCGAGCTGAGACTCCCTAACTTCAGCCAATTCAGCGGCCCATTCTGCTTGTCTCTCTGCTGAATACTCGGCGTCTGCGAAGTCCCAAAAGGATAGCATGGTAAATCTAGTTCCTTCCGATATTTCTTTGACGCCGTGAATATTCTCTATTCCGCCTGGAAATATGTATATAGAAAAAGCGTTAGGCTTGATCTCTAGATTGTGCTCCGGAAAGTACAGCTCCCCACCTTCATAATCACCATTGAGATATAAAACTGCCACGTATTTGTTTATCTCGAAGGCTGTTGGATTGCCGGCTTCATCTGAATTATCAGAGTGCGGATATGCATATCCGCCTTCTTCCCACTTTTGCGCGTGAGACGTATTTGGTTTTACCCTACGCTCGAATATTATTTCTACTGCAGATTTTGTTCTAGTATTTATTTCATTAAATACGTCATGCGTTAGCCCAAATTTTTCTAGTTCAATGGTATCCGGATTTAGCCCCATTCCATAAGATCCATAGAAGGCAATAGGTCCCCACTGCTCTGGACCATTTTCAAAGTAGTCAATCAGGTTGCTAGCTATGGAGGGTGCTATAAAGTTAGGAATCTCTATAATTCTATTAGTCTCTACTCCTAGTTTAGAAGTAGTATTTTTTTCATCTCTATAAAAGATAAAAGTTTCTTGATTAATAGTTGCGTTCATTATTCTGCGCTGCCCATTAGGTTGTAGCGTCCGCTTTGACGTTCGGATTTTTCTCGCTCTAGCTCCATCTGAGCCCAGGTCTCGGTGCCATATTTTTCTAATCCAGCATGCCAATTAGGTGACCCTGGAAAATAATAATCCCAGAAGGAGCGGACAAAATATTTTTGACCGTTAGTTGTCAGACCTACACCATGGTAGTACGGTTCGTCCGAAGGAAATACTAGGATATCTCCAGCTTTAGGTTTGTAGACTATTTCATCTATAGATTTGTCATCTTTTAGAATTTTGAAAGCTATTTCTCCACCCTCATAGTCATCGTTGAGATACATGGTACAAGTGATGTATGGTTTGAATCCAGGCTCTTCACGCTTTTCTTGCTGAAAATCAGTGTGGTAGTGCATGGCTACATCCTCTGAGGCGCCTCCGTTTGTCTCGTACATACATACAGCTGGAGAGTTAAAGTTCCAAGATACTTGGTCAATTTCATTGCTTTTAACATAGTGTTTAGTAGCTTTGTAGAAAGCATCCAAAATTTGGTCTGCTGCTGAATTTGGAATCTCTACTGATTCTTGAATATTCTTCCAATCAGCCGTAGATGGAAACGACTCAAAGGACCTACGGTCTATCTGAATTACAGCAGTTTCGCCAAAAGTGTACCAAGCTGACCATTGATACACGCTTTTCAGTGTATCGACAATATTATTGGTATCATTTAGTAATCCGCTATAGATAGATATACGCGGGTATATTTCTTTAATCTGCATGATGTTTAACAATTGTCCAGAAAAAGGGGCACGTATATCTAGTTCCAGACTTAATCTCAGTTACACCGTGAATGTAGTTCATGTCCCCCGGAAAGAAATAGGCTGCACCGCGCTTAGGTTTGAACTGAATGCCTTGGTTAGGGAAGTAAAGTTCTCCACCCTCATAGTCATCATTAATGTAAAAAAGACCAGCTAGGTCGTAGTAGGGGAAATCGTTTGGCTTGCCCCTGTCAGCCCCAATGTGAAGCTCTTTATCTGCGTGCGGCTCTTGTCGCATACCTGGAAGCCATCGAACTAGAGCTGGACTAGTTGGCATAGCGTCTACGTTGAAAAATTTATCAACCTCTACCTTAAGGCGCTCAACCATTCCCTCGATTATTCGCGGAATCTCCGGGTTTACACGATCGATAGTTGTATAAGTCGCAACTCGGTCCTTCCAATAGTCCGAGTCGTAGATTACCGTGCCTTCTTCGTTGTAGTGGGTTTCGGTCACATCCCACTGATCGTTACTACGAATAAAAGCGTCTAAGGCAGTGATTTCTTCCTCGGTCATGAAGTTCTCTAAAGAAACGATGTTGTCCGAAGAATCTCCATAGAAACCAGATGGCGTAATAGATACCCGCGGTGCTCCGCGGTGACTGTTTGCTAGATCTTGCTCTTGTGGTTCCATATTCATATCCTATATCACTCGTAGACTCGTCTAGTCCAGACTTCTTTTTGATACACTCCACCATTAGGTACTCGGTATTTTTGACTATTTTCCATATTATTTTTTACCATGTCATTATAGCCAACGGAGATGTCTATCTCGGCTTTCCAATCTTCGCGTTTAAAGGGAAGAATTTGAGCATAAGGAGTTCCTGCGGGTATGATACCTGTAAATCCTTTAGCAATAAAAAATGGCATTGTCCCTGGTAAGTGGACTTTGTCATTGTCGATAATGCCACTTGTAGTTAAAAATGGTAGCTCAAAGCGGTTAAAAGGCTGAGAATACAGTGCACTGTAGCCCTCTGGAAGAACTACTGCCCAGTCGGCCCACCAAGCAAAGTGTTTTTCGTGATACCCCTGAGGTGCAGTGAATTGGGGCATTGGCATACGGTCTCCAACAAAATCCTTGTTGTACTCGTCTAACACTTTAATATTAATTTCACCATTGCTCTCGTATACCTCTACATCGCACGGTGTTTTGTATACATAACCGGTGCCCATGATATCGAACACTGCAGGGCATGCTTTCCAGGTTGGAACTTTACCTCCGTCCTGGGGATTAATCCAAGGCTCGGCTGTGTGGGGATTAATAGCAAATCTATCAGCTTTTCTATACCAATCGGGGATAGTTTTAATAGTTGCAGCGGGCGCGGACGGGCTCTCTTTTGTTAGCCATGGTCGATTTCGTACAAACTTAATTATCTGAGACACTATATGATTCTCCTGTAACTGGGCAGCTCACCGTGCGTAGCTTAATATTTTTTGACTCGTGAGACCCCATTGAGCTGCCGTCGTAGTTAATAGCATCTCGATACATTTTTGACCAATCTCCGACAGAGTTTTTTATTTCTGATGCGTCTCCGTACTTCTTTAGTTCTTCGTAATACTCACGAGGCATATCTCCCTCAATAATATTCATTTCGTAGTCATCTTGTAGGCCTTTAATTGAAATTGGAAGAATAGTGAAAATAGGGGTTCCGGCTGGAATAGTTATTTCTTTATTTGGCTCTGTAATTTTTAGAGCTAGCGGGAACTCTCCCTTGTAAAAAGAAGTGCTCATTATTGTAGTAAATGGCTGAATCCCGCGGATAAATAGGTTTGGCGTTGGCATAGTCAACATAGAGGTATCCTCGTCTGTCTTAATAATTAAGCCACCATAGAAACTAACGGTTCCGTGACCTCTGCCAGTGAATACATATTCTTCACCTTCTAGAATGGTTACGTGGAAATCTCTAGAATCTTCGATTCCATCCCAAATAAATTTAATATCTTTTGGAAAAGAAATTCCCCAGCCTAGCCGGTTTGTTAAAGAGACCGGGAAGCACATGTAGGCGTGCCTATCGAAGGTATTATCCATCCAATCACGGGTCCCCCTTAACTGCTCTACGTGAGCAGACATGGGGCGTAGTCTACGAAGTTCTATTTTCTTCATTAGCTTCCTGTTTCTTCATAGAATTTTTGTTTGTGAAATTTGTCACTATAGTCAAGCATGGTAACCATAGAATATTTAGTTCCAGACTTTACCGGCATGGCTCGGTGAGGGTACATAAAATTTGAAGGAAATAGGTACACATCGCCAGCTTTAGGTTTGATTGTTACATCATGCAGCCTAAAATAAAGCTCTCCACCCTCGTAGTCATCATTCGGGAATGCAACTATAGATACTACACAGTTATATGAATATCCGTGATCGTGGTGTTCTTGAAAGTGCTGTCCGGGGCCGTACTTAATGTAATTAGTTGCTTCCCAGTAGCGCAGCTCGCCGATATTGTAGTGGCGGGTATAGTGTTTGACCGCTTGAAGTTGACGATAGTGGGTCTCGTCTGCTAATTTATGTAGAGTTAATCCCGGCGCAGAGGTGTCTTCGGCAATATCACTTTTTTTATATTTAAAGTCAAAACAGTCTCGGTAGTCTGGCATCTTAACTCCGTAGCCAACCATTGCTTCTTCATACTTGTAGTTATTGTCAGAATCATTTAAAACTGACTCTAATCTACTAATAATGTTCATGCTTTCTGGTAAAACATCGTGGTAGACCCAGATGCCCGTGCCAGGCGCTACTTCTTCCGCTGAGCTCCAGGTCTGCTCTTCTATCTCGTACCATGCCTGAAGACGGACGTTGTGATCATCCATCTCTTTTTGCATTTTTTCATCAGGTCCACTGACGTGTTCAGTATTCATGTATTCCTCCATCAGTACTTCAACTCGTAAGCCTCAATTGTAGGCGAGACTCGGTGATTTACCCCGTCTCTGTCATTATAGTCGGTCATAACTACAACAGCATACTTTATACCAGAAACCATATCCTGGGAAGCGTGTTCATAAATAAAAGTAGACGGGAATACTACAATATCTCCAGCTTTTGGTTTAATGGTTAGTTTATCAAATCTAGGAAAGTGAATTTCCCCGCCCTCGTAGTCATCGTTTAAGTAGACAACGACAGAGATAGTGCAGACATAAGTGGGGCCGTGATCAGCATGTACCTTAAAGTGCGTACCCGGTCCATCGTATTTTACAAAATTAAATGATTCGTAAGATGCAATCCCTACTCCCCAGGAGCGACCATAGTCGTCAACGCACTGGCGAATTGCTTGAAAAATACGCTCGTGCATTTCGTAGAGCTCGGCATTCTCTGAGCTTTTTGGTCCTAGGTTAGTAGAGCTAATTTTAAAATCTAGTGCGTTTCTTGCATATAATGCCACTTCTGCTGAAGAGGTGACTCTTGCCCCCTGCCACTCGTATCGAGTTTGCCCGTTTAGGTTTGCCTCCAGAGTGTCGATATATTTTTTTCCTTGATCGGATGAGATAGCTCCACTATATACATTTATACCGAGGGCTGGATTAGATACTTTAATGTGGCCAATGGCCCTATCTGCCATACGGTTACTGGCTGTTTCTGAGCGATCTTTAGTAAACCAATCATTTTGCCCGTGTGGCTGATCCATATGTCTCCCTGAGTAATTGCTTTTACTTTAATTATCCTAGCATAGGGATTAATATTTTTGGCAAAAAATAAGGCCCCCGAAGGGGCCCTATTTTAGCTGATTTAGTTCTGGTGAACTAGATAACCACCGGCAATGAACCAGTTGTACGGCTCACAGATGTACTGGTAAACGATGGTTGGTTCGTCTAGGTTAGTGATCTCGGTGATCTCTTCTTCGACGTATGAGCCATCCTTTAGTACCTTAACCAGGATGTCGCCTACCTTTAGTAGACCAGCATTTATGGTCTGGAACTGGCCATCTACCTTAGCGAACATTGCCTGCTCGTTTGAGTACTTAGCCTGGTCGTTGCCATTGAAGTAAACAATCTCTGATTTCTCGGTTTCGATAATCTCGGTGATTGTTGTCTCCACTAGTTTTTCGCCAACGAATGAGAGTGTAGGAGCAATAACGAAGTTTTCTTCTTCGCGTGGCTCTGTCGACAGCTCATTTAGTTCTACGGATACTAGGGTATCTCCAACCTTTAGGTCCTTAGCTGCAACCAAACCGGTAGGTGTCTCGATCAATGTGCTTTCCTCGATGCAGAAGCGTGGAGGGAAGAACGGGAAGAACGGGAAGAAAGGCGGGAAGAACGGGAAGAAAGGCGGGAAGAACGGGAAAAATGGTGGGAAGTACGGTGGGAAGTACGGTGGGAAGTATGGGAAAAACGGTGGGAAGTACGGTGGGAAGTACGGTGGGAAGTATGGCGGTGTGGTTACGCTACCAGAATAGTCTGACCATGCCGAGCTTCCATTTGCATTTTTTACGTAAAAACGATACTGCTGAGAAGTACTAGCCTCTTGTGATATAGAAAATTCTGACGTATCTGTACGATCTCCAGCTTTACCGTCCGTGCTTTCCCAGCGGTAGGCATTTGTTGATAGTAGTGCAGAACCGCCTGTAGCAGATGGTGCTGAAAGAGTCAGGTAATCATTTTGATCATTCGATACGCTTCTAACTGTCGGTGCGCTAGGAGTAGCCGGGACAGTTGTAATACTTACTGAGCTAGAAGTTGTACCTGCAGCCGATCCTGCAGCATTCTTTGCATATACGGTAAAAGTGTACGCTGTTCCCGATGCAAGCCCTTCAAATACAAATGGTGATCCAGAAGTTGGAAGTTCAGTTGTATTTTTGGTTACAGTGGTAGGAGTACTTTCAATATCATAACTAGTCGCTGGAGCTGATGCAGACGGGAGTGTCCAAACTAGGTTTACTGCACCACCTGTCCCGTCTGTTCCAGTACCACTCAGGAGGTATGGTCGGTTAGTACCGACGTTAGTAGCTGAGGTTATAGTTACAGACTGAGGCTGCAAAAAGTCATTCTGCTGGGCAGAACGTTTACCGGTTCTTTTACTCATAGTAAGTCAGTCTATCCTAAAATCTGCTAGGCCATTAGATCGCCATACACAAGCCAAGTGTTTGTGGAAATCTTGGTTATTGTAGCAGACGAATAGGTGGTGCGGAATTTTAGTCCTGGGGTATATTGTAGAGTCACACCTGCGCCAGCTACAAATGACGCACCAGTGCCAGAGCTTTGGTAGAAATCAATGGATGTCCCGACGGGGAACGTGATCGAGTTAGTCGTGTCGGCATCGATCGTGACGGTATACGTTCCCGCTACTGGAACCAGTGAATCACGGTATGTTAGCGGAGATGAGAGAGTCGATGTAGTTGCATTAGCGGTAATTGCAGCTTTAATAGTCGTTAATGATGGTACGCCTTGTTTGGTCTGTACTCCATCATCAAACTGTACGCCTTCGGTATCTACTGTAACTAGCCCGGTGAAAGTGGGGGCTGCTTTAGGGGCTAGGGTGGTGTCAGTTGGGTGGACGTGGTCTGCGCGAGCATATTTAACTGAGGTGCCTGCTGCAGCTGTGCCGTTTGCTTCTGGGGTTGCCGAAGCGGCCTGGCCAATAACAAATGCAGTGGTTGCAACCTGAGTATTATTTTGGTCTGCAGTCGCGGTTGGGGCTGTTGGCTCTCCCGTTAACGCCGGGCTGGCAAGAGGTGCTTTTGCATCGATCTGATCCTGGATAGATGAAGTGACACCAGCCACGTAACCGATTTCGGTTGACGTGGTGGTGGCAGCTACAAGATATCCATCAACATCTGAGATGATGTCTCGGTTGGCGGTGTAGGTAGGGCGATTAGGTGTCCACACCTCACCTGACCATGTCCAAGCACGGTTGTTGTAGGTGTAGATGTCACCTACTTCTGGTTCTGCAGGGAAATTAATAGCCATTATGCCTGTGCCTCTGTCCATGCTAGACGACCGCTGAATGACGCGGTTGCTGTCGATAGGTTAGTTACAACGATGGTCAGCGTATCTGGACCGTCTGGGTAGATACCAGTATTAGAGGTTGTACCTCCACCACCAAGCACACAGTTGCCGAGGTCACGAAGTTTTGTCAACTCGATTGAGTCAGTACCTTGAGACAAGAAACCACCAGTGATTTCACCACCAGAAACAGTCACGTTACCATTTGATCGATAGTCAGCAATCTGAGCTAGCGATGAGTTAGCAGTGCCGGTCTCGTAGTAGTTTGGAGTAGTCCAAGTTACTGATGCAGACGGGACCGCATTTAAGTAAGCACGTACTAGATAATTTGTACTTGCTGAAGTTGTGGTCACGCCTAAGCTGTTCATCTTTAGCTGCATGCGGTTGATAATCTCGCGCTGACCGAAGTTAGAACTAATACCATTATCTACTGAAGGAGCTAGACGGATTGAGAACAGGGCCTTAGATGCGTTAGCAGGGATAGATACTGTTCCAGTCTGGCCGTAGGTAAAGATAAGAGATGCGTCATCATCGAAACGACCATCCATGATTACCGAAGTGCCCCAGTGGGAGATAGACGGTGCAAATGAAGGGAACGCTAGCTCTACTGAAGTAGGTGCGGTGTCGACGTGAGTGTATGTCTTAGCTGTTGAACCCATCGGGGCAAAGATAAGCGTTGGATTTGATCCAGTCAATGCAGTATTAAGTGTTACAACTGTTCCCGCAATCCCTGTGATAAAAGCACCATCAGGCACGGGGCTTGGAGATACGCTAGAGAAAACTCGCTGACCAATCTGAAGCCCGGTGGCGTCTGAAACGATACCGCTGTTGGATCCAATAGTCCATGTAGAAGAGACACCAGTTGCACCAGCCCCACCGCGAGTCAATCCAGTGAAAGTTGTGGCGGTTTTACCGGTGTAGTTAACGTACTCGTGAAGTAGATCTGGTTCGTTGTCTACCGTACTAGGGCGGATAACAAGAGTTCCTGATGTAGGGAACGCTGAGGTGTCTAGCACTGTCATTGTAGTGTCAGTATCAGAAAGACTTGCATCCACACGAGTTGTCGGTGGGATGGTTGATGACTCATAGCGAGCTGGGAGGTTTCCAGAACGCATGTACGCCTCGTTGTTGACGTTGTTGTTCATCATCTTGTGGCAGTAAATTACGTTACCGTCGGTTGCACGCATACCCCAGCGGATGAATCCAGCACCATACCATGAATAGTCGACGTAGAACATCTGCATCTTAGTCAAGTCAACGGTGTATCCTGAAGGACCGGTTCCGTCTAGCTTGTCAAGGTTAAACTCCGACTGAGGAACACGAGTATCGATAGTCTTTGAAATACTTACGTGCGATGCACTAGCACCACGGTATGAAGGCGAGATAGTGAAGTTTGGAGTAGTTGAGATATCATCTACCGCGATAACCCGGTATGACTGACCGCGGATAACTACATAGTCACCAGGAATCAGCTGGCTTGAGTATGAAGTAGGGAACGATGAGCTAGTACGAGTTACTACGTTAGACCCCTGAGTCACAGTCGAACGTCCAGAAAGCTGCTGAGTAGATGAGCGCTTTACAGCATAAAGCTGCTGGCCATCAAATTCCCAGAACACGCCGTTTTGTGAGTCAAACTGCCCTAGACGGTTAGCTGCACCGTGCCATGAGTTTACGTTTAGGTTTACGATACCGGTTGCTGGGCCAGCGGCTGAGTCCAGCATTTCATAGGTAAAGGTATTGAAGCCTGTAATCTCAGCTACGGTAAAAGTACCGTTATATTCTGGCTCATTCGCGCCTGATACCTGAATAGAGGTGCCTGGCTGAATGTTGTGCTGCTCCTTGGTAGTTACAGTAGCGGTAGTTCCAGATGAGGTAATACCATCAATGCTTGCGTATGGCTTGAAGATGGTGCCTGATGAAATCTGCAGACCCTTACCTGACTGGTAACGGAAGTAACGACGAGTCTGGCGAATTGCAGCTTCGTAGTTTGAGCTTGCGTTGGCAGAGAACAGAACACCACCGTCAAATGCACGGTGCAAGAACTGAGCTTGTGGACGTACGTAGATAGCTGCGTTTGTTGTTGTCAAGCTAGCTGGGTTGCCTTCAGTAGGGTCAGCGTAGTAGACAAAAGTAGTAGGAGTTGCAACTGTAGCCACACGGTATGAGCCGTTTGGTGGGTTGGTTCCGGTTACACCAGTCACAGCAATTGTGTTACCAATCGATAGACCGTGAGGGACTGTAGTAGTTACAGTAACCTTTAGGTCTGACCCTGAAACGCTCATGGTTGGCGCTCCACCAATTTTTGCGTTGGTGTATAGGTTTGCAACGTAGATTGCAGTTTTGTTTGGGTCTAGAACGTCGGTAACAGTTGTCTTGTTCTGAGCACGACCTAGGTATGTAAAGGTTCCAGTACCGCCACCTGATTCAATCAAGAAGTTACCGTTAGCTGCTGCAAGGAAAGTATCCTGTACGTTTACTGCAGTTCCAGTTACTGGTGCAACACCAGCGATAGCCTGACCTGAAGTCCAAGTTTCTGTGCCAGTGGTTGTATTGGCAACTGCAAAGGTTGTTGTAGTTGGGGTTGAGTAGATTGAGAAAGTACCATTGTAGCCAGATACTGATGAACCAGAGATAGTCACATACTGACCGGTTGAGAAACCGTGAGCAGATGAAGTTGTGTAGGTTACATATCCTGAAACTGGGCTAGCTGAAACAGCTTCAGTGACGGTGGCTGTAGTTGTAGTCAATGTTACTGTCACAACTCGGGCGTTTGTGGACATAGTGATTGCAGACACGTTAGGAATTGCAGTTGCTGAAGGAGCTGCAAATGGGCGGTTGTTAGTTACGCCAAGGTTTTCCCACTTTGACTGCTGAGTACCATACTCGAAGTCGGTATCGATCAGCGCCTGGGCTGTCGAGGTACGTAGTTTATTTACTGGGTCAGTCAGGACTTCGGTAGGGTTAAAACGACCGTCTGACGCTGGAAATTGTTGAATACTCATTACGCTATCTCTACTCCGCTAATGTGAACTTTTACTGAGGTTGCTGACGCGAAACCGCGAATCTTTTTTGCTGTTGCATTAGCATCAAGAACCTGCTTCATGTCTACTGACACTGTAGCATAACCAGCAATCGGAGTTTGCTCAAAAAGCTCGACTCCGTCTAAAAGAATATTAAAAGTTTGTGCAGCGGCACTAGTGTTTACTACAACAACGTTAGTGATAACGGTTGTGGTTCCAGTGGTTGGTACGGTATAGAGATCGCCCTCAGTTGTGGCGAATGCAGTTCGCGCTAGGGCTTTAGTTGTGGTAGCCATTATTTACTACTTTCTTTATTTTATTTTTGTGCGTTATTTATTAGTATGCACCCATGATGACCATTATAGCAGTTGAGTTATCTACTACGGGTGTCACCCAGTCGGCATCGCCGTCAGTGCTTGATGATTTTGTGAGAACTTGCCCTTGAGTACCACCTAGGGGTAGTGCTTCACCAGCAGGGCCAGTCGGACCGGCTGGACCCTGAGGACCAGCTTCACCAGAGGTTAGTACCCAGTAGCCGTCGTAGAATGCATAGATTCCGGCAGCCTCGCTGTTGAACCATAGGTCACCCTCGGTTGCGCCAGTTGGAGGAGTTGCTGAAACAGCAAGACTTGCACCACCACCCTCGCCGTTAGATGCAAGAGTGATGCGACCCTTCGCGTCTACCGTGATGTTTGCGTTGGTATATGAACCAGCGGTCACACCTGAGGTTGCCAAGGTTGGGTTTGGGTAAGAACCAGTTAGGTCTCCACCAGCAGAGCCGCTTGGAGTACGAGAGTTAGATAGTCGAGAGTCTGTAGTGATTACTGCAGTACCTGCAACGTCAGCTGGTTGAATATTGCCTGCAGATAGAAGACCGCCAGCAGAAGACTTAACTACACCAGCAGTTAGCGGTACGTATACCTCGCCAGTGAATATCGGGCTGTTCGATGGAGCCTTGGCATCGATCTGATCCTGAATTGCAGAGGTCACGCCTTCTAGGTATGAAATCTCTGTACCTGTAACGGCACCAATAGATGTTGTCACTGGAAGAACTGTAGTTCCGGTGAAGGTAGAGCTGTCTAGAGTAGCAACTACGGCTGTATCAATAGAAATTTCTGAACCGTCTTTGACGATTCCGTTTCCAGCGATAATGTTTTGGGCCGCACTGAACTGGGTAAATACAACGTCATCGGTACCGAGGGTGATTGTTCCAACTGTTGAAATGATAAATCCAGCGTTAGCGTTGGTGTCACCGAACTGCACTAGACAGAAGTTACCGCCAGCTACTTCAGCTGAAGGACTGTTATCTGCATCGGTTGCACGAATAAGCTTCCACTTAGATGAGCCAGATCCTAGGCTGTCTACGTAGTAAATACCGTTTTCGGTAGCATCGGTCTGAGATTTGACCAATACTCGGTTGTTAGTAGTTACTGCGTAGTTATCAATTAGCCCTAGAGCACCATTTGAGGTTCCTTCTAGGAATGCCCCTAGACCGTCAGTACCGTTGTCGTAGTTAGCGGTTAGATTTCCAGTGGTTGCTACAGCTACTGGATCCTTAACGCGAAGACCAGTAGCAAGAGTGTCTACATACGCCTTGGTTGCTGCGTGTAGGTCAGCTGTTGGCGCAGCGTGTAGCGTCAGGGCACCAGTAAGGGTTCCACCAGAAAGAGCGAGTCTGCCGTTAATTGCAGTTTGCTGAGCAGTAGATACTGGCTTGTTTGCGTCCGAAGTGTTGTCTACGTTACCCAAGCCAACCATTGACTTTGAGATACCGTTTACGGTACCAGTGAATGTTGCACCAGTAAGTGAAGCCTTACCATCAAGCTGGGTCTGGATTGAGTCAGTAACGCCGTCGACGTAGTTAAGCTCGGTAGTTGTAGCGGTGATGCCGTCAAGTACGTTTAGCTCAGCAGCTGAAGCAGTTACGTCACTAATGTCTGCAGCTACAACGGTGATGTCGTTGTCCGCAGTGTCAATAGTTTTGTTAGTTAAGGTCTGAGTGCCAGAGTTAGTGGTAACGGTAGAGTCAATCTCTATTGCACCAGTGATACTAAACTGAACTCCCGTACCTACTACCGCTGAAATAAAGGCCCCGGCATCGTCGTAGGTTAGACCGTTTCCTAGGTTATTTCCAACCGCATCCTGAGCACGCTCATTGGTGAAGTACTGGTTTGTACCTTCTTCAATGTCTGAAGTTGTAAGCGCGTTTATTGCAGAAGTAGTAAAGCTGTTAGCTGCAGTCTCGGCTGCATCTGCTTTATCCTGCGCACCTGCTGTAGTCTCAAGCAATGAAGTGTCTGCAATACCGTGAACGCTTGTGGTGTCAGATGCGTGAGTAGATAGGTCAGTTGATGACGCTTTTGCGTCCAAAGCGGTCTGAGTTGCAGTGGATATTGGCTTGTTGGCATCCGAAGTGTTGTCAACGTTACCTAGACCAACGTGAGTCTTAGTTACACCAACAACGGTTCCTGTGAAGGTTGGGTTATTTAGTGGAGCTTTCTGATTAATCAAAACCTGAGTAGCTGTTGAGACTGGCTTATCTACGTCAGCAGTATTGTCAACGTTTCCAAGCCCAACCATGGACTTGGTAATTCCCTCGACTGTCCCAGTGAATGTCGCGCCACTTAGGGATGCTTTAGCATCAAGCTGAGTCTGGATTGAGTCAGTAACGCCGTCGACGTAGTTAAGCTCGGTGGTTGAGGCAGATACTCCCGATAGCTTATTTAGTTCTGCAGTTGTAGCCGCGATGCCGTCTAGAACATTTAGTTCTGCAGAGGTAGCGGTCACTCCTGAAAGAGTATTTAGTTCTGCAGTTGTAGCCGCGATGCCGTCTAGAACATTTAGTTCTGCAGAGGTAGCGGTCAGTTCGCTGAGTGTTGTAAATTGAGTGGATCCTACTTGAAGAACCCCTCCTACCGTCTCAATTGTGGTTCCTGCTGGCAGCGATACGCTACCAGTAAATGTAGGTCCCTCTGTAGAGGCTAAAAGACTGGTGTCAGCGATTCCGTGAACATTTGTTGAGTCTTGATTGTGTGTATTTAGAGCATCTACTAAATCTACTTCGTATACAAGATTACTTGTATCGGAGATGCCATGTACGTTAGTGCTGCTTTGGACATGGCTGCTTAGGTCGGTATATAGCGTATCGACAGAGCTTTGTATATCGCTTACTGCTTGGAAAAAACCTGGATCATCATTGATAGCCGCGGCTAGTTCATTCAAAGTATCCAGGGCGCTAGGGGCCGCGCCAATCAAATTTGTTATTGCCGTTTCAATTCGATCGGTAACAGTGTTGCCAGTGGTGCCATCTACGGTCACATCACCTACTATTAGATCAGCGTAGGCCTTTGCATCAGTCTCTGCTTGGTCTGCTTTCGACTGTGCGCCCGAAGTGGTCTCTAGTACAGACGTATCTGCAATACCGTGGATGTTGGTAGTGTCGGAGGCGTGATTAGATAGGTTAGTGGCTATCGTGCTGAAGAAACTAGGGTCATCATTGATAGCAGCAGCGATCTCGTTAAGAGTGTCTAATGCGCTTGGTGCTAGGTCAATTACACCGCCGACCGCATCTGTGATGGCATTGGCAACTTCAGTAGGAGTCATTCCAGCATATGCAAGTGAGGTCCATGCTGTTGAACCAGTACCTACCTTAAGCTTGCCGGTGTCTGTCTCGAAACCAAACTCTCCAGCAGAAAGGGTCGGGTTATATGAAGTCCAGTTAGAGGCTGTATCGCGTCTAATTTGAATTTTAACTGCCATGATTATCCGTTCGCGTTTCCGCCATTAACAGTGACTAGGTAGTTTGACCCAGCACTTCCGCCATCCAAAACATCGTAGTTAGTTCCTGTTAATACATTTGTATCTACGTTTTCCCACTTAGAGTTATAACTATTGTACATTAGTAGTTGATTATCGGCCAAGTCTGTAAGTAGTACGTCGGTTAAATCTGATACTGCTGATGCACCACCACCTGATCCTTGAATTTCCGTCCAAGCGGTGCCGTTATGTGTGTAGACCTTGTTGTCTGTAGTTTTGTAAAAAAGATCGCCGGCCGAACCTGCCGCAGGGAGCGTTGCTCCGTGCGGTAGGTTTACCGGGGTTAAAAACCTTCTAGACAAGATCGATCCTTTTTATTGGTAGGACTAGCCTACAATAACAACTTGGTATGCACCTGCAGTAACGGTTGCTGCTGCTGGCCACTTTAGAGTTACGGTGCTTGTATTAGTACGCTCTACGTCAACTTCGACTGAGTCAAATCCCTCAGTGTCGTAAACCTGAACAACTACAGTACGGATACCTAGGTTGTGAGTTACGGTCCAAGTAACTTCACCGCTTGATACGGTTAGTTCTGGGTTAGCCTCGGTGTACTTAGTGGTTGCTCCAAGGTTCTGACGAGCACCAGCAGCGGTTGAGGCACCAGTACCACCGTCTGCAACAGCGATGTCAGTACCATTCCACACACCAGTGGTAATAGTTCCAAGGGTTGTAATGCTTGACTGACCGACATAGCTTGTAGAGATGTCAATATTGTCAGCATGTACGGTGATGCGGTTAGAGGTTCCGACTACATCAAGAGTGTTGCCATCCTTGGTTAGACCAGCACCAGCCACAATCTGAGCTGCACCAGAGAACTGTACCCAGTCTTGGTTGGTGAAGTCGGTTAGGTAAGTATTGCCTTGAGTCCAAGCTGACTGCCCGTAGGTTGTGCCTTCTTGGACGAATACGGTTGCACCCTTTAATTCAGTGTAAACGTCTGCATCTGCGGAACGTGTGAGTGTGTAGGTACTACCAGTGTCTGCATATACATAGATACCGTTTTGAGAGTCAGTTGACTGGTTTGTGAGCAAGATGCGGTAGCCAACGTGAGATGTGCCTAAGGCAGCGTGACCATCAATTACAAGAGTCTCGGTGTCGCCAGTTAGAGCAATGTTCGAGGTGGCAAGCAGGTGCACTGCTGGCTTCCAAGTTAGACCTGCTACTGCATTGTCAACGTAACCCTTTGTTGCGGCATCCGATGAGTTAGTTGGGGTAGGTAGGTTGGTGATGGTGTTGCCATCAGCATCTAGGTCTGCAGAAAGGGCGTTACCTGAGCCAAGAGTCTTATTGGTAAGGGTCTGAGTGTCAGATGTGCCAACAATGTCGCCATTCACACCGTGAACTAGGTTGGTGTATCCAGCGTGGTCTAGGATTTCAGTGTCTACGTAGAGCTTGGTAGCAGCATCAGAGTCAGCTGAAGGGGCACCTAGATCGGTAATGGTGTAGGTGTTAGCGTCTACGTTAGCGCTAAGAACTGTACCGGTGCCTAGAGTCTTGTTAGTTAGGGTCTGAGAGTCTGTAGTACCTACAACATCTCCGGTAGTGCCGTGAGCAGAGTTGTCATTGATGTGTGTGCTTAGGTTACCAGCAACTGAGCTAATTCGGTCAGCAACAGTGTTTCCAGTTGAACCATCTACAGTGTTGTCACCGAGGTATGAGTCAAGCCTGCCTTGGATAACGATCTCATTGCTTGGGTTGCTAGCCGAACCTACATAGGCGTCACCGTCAGGGTTAAGGACAATATTGCCATTGGCAGAAGCAATAGTTACACCAGTATCACCAGTGAGCGATAGGTCGTTGCCAGTTGTGGCACCGATTGCAAGGGTGGTCCCCTCGTCAGAAACATAGCCCGCATCTCCAACGTTAACAGCACCAAAAGTGACCTCGTTAGCTGCAAAGTTTCCGAACTCATCGCGCTTTACAATCTTGCCCGCAGTATCTGCTGATGTTGCTGCTGCCTCTGCTGCTGCTACTGCTCTAGAGTCTGTGAAGTATAGGTTAGTTGAGCCTTCAGTCAGATCGTCAGTATCTGAGTCAGCAACGCCATTCTCAGCTGTAATGGTCAGACCAGATCCGTCACCTGTGATAGTGATGTTTGTTTTGGTTGCGCCTGTTAGAAGCTCGGCGGCATCAGTCTTTGCGCGCGACTCGGTGTAGTAAAGATTACTTACACCCTCTTCGATGTCATCGGTATCCAGAGCGTTGATTGCAGAAGCAATCGCATCCCCGACGTTGCCACCGGCAGCTAGTGCAAGCCAGGCAGTGCCGTCCCAGACCTTAAGCTGATTAAGGTCAGTGTCGAAGAATATTTGACCTTTTACAGGACTCGATGGGGCCTGAGAGGTAGGGAGATTTTGAATCTTTGCATTTAGAAGCTCATTCTTATTTAGATTGAGCCCAGTTAGAAATTGGCGAGCCATTTATTTTTCCTTATGAGAGATGAGCTTTTCCCGACATAGCCGAGGAGAAGGTTACGGTTAGTGATGTTGCATCGGTGTGTACTACGTCTCCCTCTACTTGATCGCCTGCACTATTAAAGACAGTAACGTTTGGGTAGAAGTTTAGGTTGTGGTTTATGGTCCACGTGGTGAGCGAGGCATTTTGAATATGACGATAGGAAACTAGAGCTACGATATCGTCGGCTTGTACACCGTCAACACCACCAGGCCCTTGCGGTCCGGGTGCAGAAACTACAATCTGGCGGACGTACCTACCAGTTGCGACATTGCTTGGAACATCTCCAGCCATTATCGAGTCACCTCTGCTCGGACAACAAAGTTGCCTTTTAATAGTTTGTATACATATAGGTCCTTAGTGGGTCCTAAGAGCTCTAAGTCATATACATACTTGTCTTCAGGAAGTGTTGCCATTGTGTCGTCGTCTATGGTTAAAGTGATCTGACCGTTAGTACGGTGCAGACTAATTCTTCCATTCTCGGTGGTGAGTACCAGGACTGTATCGGTGCTATCCACTGATTTTCTGACGTGCATTCTGGCTGTGTAGCCTTCCATCAGGATTGGTTTTTTGGCTGGATCTCGCCATACGATTGTGCGTGAGAAAGTAGAGCCCTGATCGGCTATGATGTTATAAAGACCAGCAGGTGTACTCATTACGCACTTTCGGGAGATACAGTCAATACTTATTTTACAGCATTTGCAGTATGGTAAGATGGGCACCTTACAGGCACATTTAGGGATTAAAAATGATTTCGCTACCATATCTAGGAATAGACGAAGCAGTATGTAGCACTCTTAGAGCCCTCATTGATCAGGCCACGGAATACGGCTCCGATGCGCAATACCATGCCACGCATGCTAGGCGTCATGCTCGAACTTTGGAAGTTTTGCTCCAACAGGAGCTAGGAGACTGTCTGCTAGAGGTTGGCACTAGCTCGATTGTCCCGGTTGCTTTAAATGTGCTAGTACCGAACCTAAAAGTAGACGTAACTCATTTTGATCTAAGTTTGCCTATGAAAGGTAAACTACCTGTTATTTTTGGATCTACTAAATTAGAATTAAATTACGTAGCGGTAGATCTTGAGAGTACCCCCTTACCTATAAAAAACTCCGCGTATGACTCAATCCTGTGTTCTGAGGTTTTAGAGCACTTAGATGTAGACCCTATGTACATGCTCTCCGAGCTTAATAGGATCCTGAAACCCGGTGGAGTGTTGATTCTAACAACCCCCAACTCATGCAGTACTCAGTCGCTATGGAAGCTTCTTCGTGGGTATGAACCGTATTTCTACATGCAATACCACAAGGATCGCAACCCGTACCGTCACAACTATGAGTACAGTAAACGCACCCTTAAAATCGTCCTAGAGGCCGCTGGGTTTGAGGTTGATATCTGGACCGAGAATACTTTTGAAGACCCCTTTATGGAAGACCTAGAGCGCCTTAATGCTGCTGGATATAATCTTGACCCCGAGGATATGGGGGATAATTTATTTGTGGTTGCTAAAAAAATATCAGGTGTGGTAGACCGGTACCCGGGGGTGATTTACGTATGAAAAATAAAATTAAACAATCATACCCTACTATTGCAAAACTAGGTGGAACTACCAGGCAAATTCGTAGACTAGTTGATCCTGAAGTTAAGACCTGGTCTGCCTTCAATCCGTCAATTGCGTACTCGCCTAGCGAGGGCTATGCGCTCACTATTCGCTCCAGTAACTACGTCATCTACCTAGATACTGGCTACCTAGAAGTGACTAATCAGGGGGAGATCAAAAATCAGGTATGGTTTGCCGAACTTGATAAAGATCTAAAACTACAGAATCTTCGTCAGGTTGAGTTTGCTAAATCTGACTATACGCTTGAGCGTGGTATCGAAGACGCCAAACTTTTTTGGCGAGATGGGTCTTGGTACTTCACTGGAATCATGATGGAAAAGGGGCACACCCCTGTTGCTCGTGTTGCTCTTTATAAGTATGACCACAAAAAGAACGTGGCTACCTTAATAAAAAAATATGATGGCCCTGAGTATGCTAAGCCCGAAAAAAATTGGATGGCCCCGTATGAACCAAACCCTAACTTTGAATATATTTATGGACCTACTGCTATAATTAAAAACGATACTCTTATCAATAAATTTAATCCAAATAAGAAACTTAGTGGGTTACGTGGAAACACCAATCTTCATGATTTGGGGGACGGTACTTACTTAGCCGTAGTTCACATTTTGTACATTAAAAATGTTACGTACCAGAGCCGTAGAACTTTCGCGGTTCAGGCTGGTAAGCAGAAATTCTACACTCATCAATTTGTAAGATATGATAACCAAGGTACAATTATATCTATCACACCAGAATTTCAATTTGAAATAAACGGCATCGAGTTTGCTGCTGGCCTGGTTGAGCGTGGTTCCGACTTTATTGTGTCCTATGGAACAAACGATATAAGTAGTCATCTTGCTATAATTCCAAAATCAAAAGTTATGTCTTTATTGGAGGAAGTATGAGTCAGGTACTTGATTTAGTAGAGACTGATCTAGATCAAGATACAGAGTCTTCTGATAATAATGAGCTCGCTCATTATGCTGAAGCTGCCTCTGTGACAGAGGGGTATGTCATGGGCACCCCTGTACAAGCGCTATGTGGAAAAATTTTTATACCGTCCAAAAACCCTGAACGTTTAAAAATCTGTCCGATTTGCAAAGAAATCGTAGAGGATGTATCCTTTTTCTAGCGAATAAATCGCAAGTCAAAATCTGATTTATACTAGTAGTCCACCTCCTGACGAGCCAGAAAAATTTGGAAAAATCGTCAGGATTTGGTGTCTACAACCACCTTGAAAGGTCAATACTATGTCTGTAACCGTTTATACACTTCCTTCATGCGTTCAGTGTGAGAGTACAAAAAAGGTTTTAGACAAAAACAACATTGAATATTCTGTTGTTGACTTGGCTCAGGATGAGGGTGCGTATGAGATGGTTAAGGCTCTTGGCTACCAGGCCGCACCAGTTGTGATTGCAGGGGACTCTCACTGGTCTGGATTCCGCCCGGACATGCTAGGCGCTCTAGTAGCTGCTTAAGTAAGTTGTCATGTATGACATCGTTTACTTTTCTAGCGCCTCTGAAAACACAAAGCGATTTGTTGAAAAGCTATCTTCAGAGTTAGACTTACTGCGTATCCCGCTTAGGTGGGATCCAGATGCACCACTACTTACTGAAAAAGAATATGTTCTTGTACTACCAACTTATGGTGGTGGAGAATATGAAAAAGCTGTACCTAGGCAAGTAGTCAAATTTTTAAACTTGAAACAAAACAGAGACCTTATCCGCGGGGTCATAGGCACTGGTAACACTAACTTTGGTGAGCACTATTGTTTAGCCGCAGATGTCGTTGCAGCAAAGACGGGCGTTCCGTTGTTGCAAAGAGTAGAAATATTAGGAACGCCAGATGATGTTGAAAAAGTAAATGAGAGGCTCAAGCAGCTATGGATAACAAGTACAGCTACCACGAACTAAATGCAATGTTGAATCTATACGATTCAGAAGGCAAGATTCAGTTTGGTAAAGATAAAGAAGCTGCTCGCGCATACTTCCTAGATCACGTAAATCAGAACACCGTGTTCTTTCACTCAATCGAGGAGAAGCTCCACTACCTAGTGGAGAACGAATACTACGAACCAGAGATCTTGGCTCAGTATTCGCCGGAGTTCATTAAGTCTGCCTTCCAGGCTGCTTACGCTTACAAATTCCGCTTTGATGCTTTCCTTGGTGCTTATAAGTTCTACACCTCTTACGCGCTTAAGACTTTTGATGGTGAACGATACCTAGAGCGCTTTGAAGACCGTGTCGTGATGAACGCTCTGGCTCTTGCCCGTGGCGATGAATCTCAGGTTCTGAGTATTATCGATGAGATTATCTCTGGTCGTTTCCAGCCAGCCACCCCCACCTTCTTGAATTCTGGCAAGAAGCAGCGCGGGGAGTTTGTCTCCTGCTTCTTGCTTCGCATTGAAGACAATATGGAATCCATCTCTCGTGGAATTAACTCAGCTCTGCAGCTTTCAAAGCGCGGTGGTGGCGTTGCCCTCAACCTAAGCAACTTACGTGAAGCGGGCGCACCAATCAAGAAGATTGAAAATCAGAGCTCTGGAATCATTCCAGTTATGAAGCTTCTCGAGGACTCATTCTCGTACGCAAACCAGCTAGGTGCGCGTCAGGGTGCGGGTGCTGTTTACCTAAATGCACACCACCCCGACATTCTTAAGTTCTTGGATACCAAGAAGGAAAACGCCGACGAGAAGACTCGTATTAAGACTTTGTCTATTGGTGTTGTAATTCCCGACATCACTCTTGAACTTGCTAAAGACAATGCAGACATGTACCTCTTCTCTCCATATGACGTTGAGAATGTCTACGGTATCCCGTTTGGTGATATCTCAGTTACCGAGAAGTACCAAGAGATGGTTGACGATGCACGCATCAAGAAGACCAAGATCAAGGCTCGTGTTTTGTTTGAGCGTATTGCCGAACTTCAGTTTGAGTCTGGTTACCCATACATCATGTATGAAGACACTGTAAATGCTGCTAACCCTGTAGAGGGTCGCATCAACATGTCAAACCTTTGCTCTGAGATTCTTCAGGTAAATACTCCATCTACTTACAAGGCTGACCTAGGCTATGACGAGATTGGTAGCGACATTAGCTGCAACCTTGCATCTCTAAATATCGCTAAGGCTATGGAGTCTAAAGACTTTGGTAAGACCATTGAGACTGCCATCCGCGCTTTGACTGCAGTTTCAGACCTAAGCTACATTGATTCAGTCCCTTCAATTGCTGAGGGTAACAAGCGTGCTCACGCGATTGGTCTTGGCCAGATGAACCTGCACGGATATCTTGGTAAATCACGCATCCACTATGGCTCAGAAGAAGGAATCGACTTCACCAACATTTACTTCTACACCGTTTTGTTCCACGCTCTAAAGGCATCTAACAAGATCGCAATCGAGCGCAATGAGACCTTCGTAAACTTTGAAAAGTCTAAATATGCTGATGGCACATTCTTTGATAAGTACGTGGATCAGACTTGGGCTCCAGCTACCGAGCGTGTTGCAGAACTATTCAAGAATGCTGGTATCGAGATCCCTACCCAGGCGGATTGGGATGCATTGCGTAAATCAGTAATGATTAACGGAATTTACAACCAGAACCTTCAGGCCGTTCCACCAACTGGTTCGATTTCTTACATCAACAACTCAACCAGCTCGATCCACCCAATTGCGTCGAAGATTGAGATTCGTAAGGAAGGAAAGCTTGGTCGTGTTTACTACCCAGCGCCTTACCTAGATAATGACAATCTAGAATTTTATGACGATGCTTACGAAATCGGGCCAGAGAAGATTATCGATACCTATGCGGCTGCAACTCAGCACGTAGACCAGGGTCTATCACTGACATTGTTCTTCAAAGACACCGCAACCACTCGCGATGTTAACCGTGCTCAGATTTACGCATGGAAGAAAGGCATCAAGACTATTTACTACATTCGTATTCGCCAGATGGCCCTCGACGGTACTGACGTCGAAGGCTGCGTCAGCTGCATGCTTTAAGAAAGGAACATAATGAGACACATCACTCGTCCAGTTAACTGGAACAAAATTCAAGATCCAATTGACCTTGATGTTTGGAATCGTTTGACTGCTAACTTCTGGCTACCAGAAAAGATTGCACTGTCAAATGATATCCAATCATGGGCTCAGCTAACTCCGGAAGAGAAGGTACTTAGCCAGCGCGTCTTTACTGGGCTGACCATGCTCGACACCATTCAGGGGACTGTTGGTGCTGTAGCACTAATTCCTGATGCACGTACTATGCACGAAGAAGCTGTTCTAACCAACATCTCCTTTATGGAGTCGGTGCACGCTAAGAGCTACTCATCGATCTTCTCAACCCTGTGCTCAACTCAGGAGATTGACGATGCGTTCCGTTGGTCGGAGGAGAACCCGTACCTTCAAAAGAAGGCCGAGATTGTTCTTGGCTACTACCACGGCGATGACCCGCTAAAGCGTAAAGCAGCTTCGACTCTTCTAGAGTCATTCTTATTCTACTCTGGGTTCTACTGGCCTATGTATCTATCAAGCCGTGCAAAGCTGACCAACACTGCTGACCTGATTCGTCTCATTATCCGTGACGAGGCTGTTCACGGATACTACATTGGCTACAAGTTTCAGCTAGCACTTGCTGAAGAGTCTTCAAAGCGTCAGGAAGAAATTAAGCAGTATGTTTACGATCTTCTCCTAGAGCTATACGAAAACGAAGTTCGCTATACTGCTGATCTCTATGACGGTGTTGGCCTGACTTCAGATGTGAAGAAGTTCTTGCACTACAACGCAAACAAGGCTCTGATGAACCTTGGCTTTGACCCGTTGTTCCCTAAGGAAGAAACTGACGTTAACCCGTCTATTCTTTCCTCTCTATCTCCTAACGCAGATGAGAACCACGACTTCTTCTCTGGGTCTGGCTCAAGCTACGTTATGGGTAAGCACGAATCAACAGAAGACGACGACTGGGACTTCTAAGGAGGAATCATGGACTGCGGATGCGGTAACTGCCAGTGCGGTAAGAAGTAAAAAATTGAAAGCCCCTCTTCGGAGGGGTTTTCTTTTATCCTGTAGAATTACAGGATGCCAACTTATGAATATAAATGCGAACTTAACCCCGAACACAAGCACATTGAAATTAGGGGAATTACTGAAAATCAGTCAAGAACTACTTGCGCTGAAGAGGGTTGCGAAGGTAGACTATTGAGAGTGTTCAGTGCTCCACCGATTACTTTCAAAGGTACTGGGTTCCAGCACACGAACAGGTAAACCTAAATAGAAAGACTACGCATGAACTTGGACAGTGTCGGCTACCTAAAAGATTTCCCCAGTTTTGTCCAAGATGGTGTCCCGCCCTGCGCTGAAGCCGATCCTGATATGTTTTTCCCGGTCGACCCTTCAGATGCAATTTTGTCCGTAAAAGAGTACTATGCATATGAATCTGAGGCTAAGGCTGTATGCGGTAAATGCCCTTATCAACTGGCATGCTTCTCTTATGCTCTAAAAAACACTGAACTACAGGGCATTTGGGGTGGAACTACCGCTAAAGACAGGATAGCTGTCCGTCGTGGCCGTGGGGCAAAGCTCCAGCGTAGCCTAGGCCTCGCACCAACTAAAAGACGATAAAGTGCGGTAAAATAGAACTGCCCTTGGGAGAGAGGCTTAATTAACTAACCTCTATCCCGGGAGAAAAATGAAAACTGTTCTAGGTATCGTATACCGAATTATGGCGGTATTTATCGCCACCGCGCTTAGCGTTATTGGTACTGGATCTATCGTTGGTGTTGGCCTTGCACAGGCTTGCCTAATGGCAGGTGCTGGTGCTGTAGCAGCTGTAGTTGAGCGTCTAGCTCGTGCCTACATCGATGATGGCAAGCTAACTGCTGAAGAAATTAATGCTGCCTTCAATGTGAAAGACCCTAAAGCAACCGCTGATGGTCTTGGCGAATCAAAGCCTGAAGAAGAAAAATATCAGTAGTTTATACTAAAAGTAAATTGACCTTCAATTAATGGAGGTCAATTTTCTTTTATACAGTACAATCTAACTATGCTCTACTTTAGATACTTAATTTATAAAATCTATGCCACCTATAAGAGTAGAAAACTTACAAAAAAAGCTAATAAAAATGAACCTGTAAAAAAGTACTTATATTAGGTCTATGAATAAGAATAACAACGATATGTATGATAAATCTAATATGGAAATAGATCCAGATTTAGATATGGAACTTCCTCTGATTGATCCAATTCGGCTATCTAAATTGGATGCAAGCGTTATGTTCACTAATACTTTAGAGACAGAGCAATACTTTTTTGAGTTTAAAAAGAAGCTAGAAGATAGTGGTATATCCATAACCGAAAATCTACTTTATAAACTAACTGAAGACGGGTTGCCTATATATAATGACACCGTAAATACATATAAGTACAATTCTTATGGCTATAGATCACCTGAATATGATGGATCTGCCGAACTGCTTTTTGCAGGCTGCTCGAATACCTTTGGTACCGGACTTCCTGAAGAGGCAATCTGGGGCAGTCAATTGGCAAATAATTTAAATATGAAATATGCGAATATCTCTAAACAAGGAGCATCTGTATCTTGGATAGTAAAAAATATTTTTGCTTATTTAAATGAAGTGGGACACCCTAAGATTATATGTTGCCTATTTCCAGATTTTCTAAGATTGATGATTCCAATTGACCCTAGGGATTTTACCTCAGCCAAAGAACCATCTAGTAATAATAACTCAATTAAAAAATCTTCTGACGGTAATTCAAGGGAAAGCTCCAACAAAATTATTCATACTTCTATAATCTATGGTGGCGGACATAGAGTTGTGCCTGAGTACTCTAAGCGTCCTCACCTTATAGAAACAATGATTCCACCTAATTTTACTATGTTTCTGGCAATTCAAGACATTCTTCGTTTAAAAATGTATTGCGAATCTAACAACATAAAGTTTCTATGGTCTACTTGGGAACTAAGTACTTTAAATTATCTGTTTAAATTGAAAAATAAATACCCTCGCGATTATGAGAATTTGTTTGGTTGGAAGGCTCATGGGTGGAAAGCTAGATCTAAGGATGAGGGTTATGGGGATTTTTATGCACCCTCCGAGCAAGATCACATTAATAACGTAAAGATGTCTATCGCTCCATATACCCCTTTACTTAATGAAGATTGTCATATAGATTTAAAGCACAAGTACGGCACTAATTTTTACCGTGGATTAGACGAGATACACGGAATAGACAGTACGCACTTTGGAATACATAAACACGCTCATATAGCGGATGGGTTTCTATCAGCTATATCCACGAATGGATAAATTATGTTTGATGACTGGCTAAAGCAGGGGTATGATAATGGCTGGATTGGTCCAGCAGTGTGTTACACGCATGACGGGCTTCCACTATCAGAGGAAGAGGATATTGAATTTCAGGAGTCTGATCCTTGTATTCACATTCTTCGTCTATATGAAGATCCAACTGTAAAACTAGCAGTTGAAGCTAACCACTCGCCTAGTGTATGGAGAGCTACTAACTCCGGGCTTGATAAAGATAATTAAGAATTTCGGCTGTAATTTACTTCTACGCCCAAATCTTCGTAGTGTTTCTTGATGATCTCGTTACTCTGATCAAAACGCCCCTGATCATCTTGCTTGTGTTGAAAACCTATAGCCGCTCGCGGACCTGGTGTGACTACAGAGTGTCCTACTAGAAAACCAACAAATATAACGTCGCCAGGCTCCAGCTCCAGTTCCATCTCTGGTTTAATTCCATAGGCTTTTTGAGCATTAATGTTTTCTTCTTTATATATTTTCCATATAGCCTTACCCTGACATTGCCAGTACACTGTTTCGCGCATGTCGCAGTGGGGATCTATTGGCTTTTCCCCCCCTAGAAAATTAACAAATGCACTTACTGGCCAAATGTCAGTCTCTAGCACTTCATTAAATACATCTCTAACTAGTCGGCTTTGAGGGAACATCTTGTCGTTAGGGTTTGAAACCATCATATAGAAGAGATTTCTAAGCAGTACGCCATTGATAAAGCGCTCTTCGAATGGCTGCGCTGGAATGTTACCTGGAGGGGTTGAAATCTCTAGCTGAGCGTGGTTGATAAAGTCTTCCCAGGTAGGTACCTCTGGAAATAGGTTCTTAAAAACTACAGCAAGTTCACCATTACGAACGCGCTCTATTCCGGCGCGAACCTCTTCTAATCTGTCAAATTCAATCATAAAAAGATTCTATCTTGACTTTTATTTTGCTATTCGAACCATATGTGCTACCATATACATACAACTAAATAGAGGGGATGACAGGTTTCGACGGTCATTCGACAAACTAGTGAAGCAAGCAGAGACTGCCACGCACTCTTAAGTGTGGCAAAACCATAAATGCAAACTCACGTTCAGCATTCGCACTAGCTGCTTAATAGCCGCTTATGCCCCTGACAAAGCAGTAGTTCTAGCTGGGCAGTCAGGTTTTAAATAAATAGAACACCACCAAGGGTTGCAGCAGGAGACCTCAAGATCCCGCCTTCGTAGTACCGTGGCTGGTAGAGCCTAAGCTTGTAGAAGAATAGTTTGTTTTTGATCGGACCGGGGTTCAATTCCCCGCATCTCCACGATTCCATACTCTGAAACGCGGATTACGCCGCGGTAGGTAAATGGCCCAAGGTATGGTAGGGCAAGTGTTAGGTACCCTGTTCCGGACGGTTGAAGGACCCTAGTGCTATGGACTAGCCTCTACGGAGGACCAGGTCCCAGGGCTGACCGCGTCTCGGCAATGGGTAGTGGGTGCAAATCC